GATATTGCTGTTGCAATGTCTTTACTTCAGCAGTTTTTAGCTTTATTGTTTTTATAAAGCTCAGAACTACGATAGCAAATACTATTGCTAACGCAACAAAGAGATAGAAGAATGCGTTGTAATACCAAATTGGATGCTGAATTTGTGCTAATATCATATGTAACATCGACATGAAATTTGTTTTATAATAAATACGAGAAAATATCCATTTTTCATTACAGGGTATTTATATTTAAAATCAATGAAATGGCAGGTAATGTAAATTTAATCGACCCCAACGAAATCAATACTCGAAAGAAGGGTAACGATAATGTAAATGCAATTCCACAATATCAGGACATGTATATTTTTGCCGAATTAAAAGCGAAAAGTAAGGCAAGAACAGTTATCGTTACATCAAATGATGGTAATGTGAGTCAAGGAACATTTAAAACTGGATTTGAAAAACCAAAAGAAGTTAATTTCGTGGGAATAAATCAAAATGAGGGGGATAATAATCCCAATTATTTAAAATTTACCACCAATTATTATGATGGCAGCACTGGCATGCATGCTCAATATGAAAGTTTTGGCATTACCAACATTAAAGTCATCGTTAATTCATCATTTATACCGCAAGTCAACATACAATTTGTTGATTTAAGAGGATTATCATTCTTTAACCAAGAAGGTTCACCATATCGAATACTTTTTGACTTTCCACCCCCAATATTTGAATTATCTCTTAAAGGATATTACGGCAAAACGTTAAGATATAAATTACATTTGGTTAAATATACTTCTGAATTTCAATCAGATAGTGGAAATTTTGTGATTGATGCACAATTTGTTGCAATAACGTTTGCGCCACTCACTGACGTATTATTTAGATATGTGGTCAACACAGCGTTGATGACTAATCCGCAAGTTGAAATATCACCATCTACTGAAGCAGAACCACCAAACACATTTGCATTAATCACACAACTGAAAAATTTATATACAGCAGTAACTGAAAAAACTAAAACTGATGGTGATAGTAAGGAATATGATAGAACGACAACAAGACTTAATGATGTTGATAATATGATAGGTATGTTGCAAAGTTATAGGGGCGATATTAATCTGTTGAAATTACCGACATCGTATCTTATCATGAAAGCTAATAATACTCCTGATGGCGTGGACGATATCGAAGAAAATCAACCAATAATTCCTTTAAACATTTTGTCTGAATATGACCAAAAGATTAAAGAACTTTCCACTAATGATATTCCAGAAAAGATGGAAGATAGATTATATATCATAATACCTGTTCAATATAATCAAGAAAGTTATGCTCCAACAGTATCTGGGGCAACAATATCGAATCAACAGTTTATTAATGATGTGAATGATGCCTATGATAAATATGCAAAAAAATTGATTGAAAATACGGCAAACAGCCTTGGTATTTTAAACAGTAAGCTCGAACCAACAATCTCAAAAATTGGATTTAACAATTATTATAATGTAATAAATAGAAGTGTACGTGAAAAAACAACAAGATATGTTGGTATTGATGTAACCGATTTTTATTTAACACTGTATAAAGAAAGAATTAATTTAAATAAAAGAAGAGTTGAACTATCAGAAGTTTTAACCACCAAAATTAATGAAATGGTGTTTGAAAAACTTGGTATGATGCCGACCATATATAATATATTTAAAATAATTTTAAATGATGTTGACAGATTTTTCGAGCAATTAAGAATAACATCAAGAAAAGCTGAAAATGAACACCATAATGATGAGACAAATAAAAGAATAATTTTGGGTTATGGTTATAAAGATATTATACCGGGTGATACTGGTAAAATATATGCATTTCCATTAGTAGTTAATACCGAAAAAACAATTTGCGGTGGTAATAAGGAAGAAAAAATTGCACCAATAGGAATAAGCCAAAAAACATTGACACCATTTCCTGAAATTGATTTTGTTAATGATTTCATTCAAACATTTTTCACACAAGCAAGATTAGATTATTTGGCAAATATGAGAGAAAGCCAAAATGATGATGGAACATATGAATGGATTCCAATATCACCGTTTGACTCAAAACTTGGTACATTTAATGCAAAAAGTCCATATTATGATGTTGACGTTAGAACAAATGCAATTAATACATCAGAACTTAAAAGAATAGGACAAGTGTTTGAAATTGTTTTGAAAAGATTTTATATTTTATCTCAGAGTTCTATCCCCAATAGTTTCTATTCAACAAACACAAATAGTCAAACCGCATCAGAATATGTTAAAATGTATGCTACTTCGGAAGCGATTAATTTAGCATCATCTGCCATAAATTCGAACTATATTGATAATTTAAGAGAATTCTCCAATAAATATAGAAATAATATTCCTGACTTTTATTTGGAGTTGGAAAAACAAATTCCAAAATGGTATGGATTTCCAGATAATACTATTATCGCAATTAGTGGTGTAACAGGTGATGAACCAGCATATGTTAATAAAAATAATCCTGAGTATCTTGGTGTTAACATATTGTTCGATAGCGATTTGGAAATTCAGACAGTAAATGAAAATTCAGAAAAGCCAATTGATAGATTTAAATCCGATGTAAAAAAAAGAAAATGGTGGAAATTTTTAAGTCAACGTGAAAAAGAAGTATATTATCAATTCACACAACAGAATACATTATATATTGTTGATAAAAAATTAAAAGCGGATGGTCAGATAGCTAAAGAAAATATTAACGATAGTGATGGAAATAATTTAATTACCAGATATTTAAGCTATAAGTCTATTCCCACATTAAAATATCCCAATGTTGATTATAGTACATACACTCCAACATCGTATGGGACATATGGTGGAAATGTTGAAGAATATTTTCCACGTGTTGATTATGATTATACCAATCTAATCTCCGGGGGAAATGCATATCTGGATAAGTTTTCAAGTGGTGCTGTTAGTAGTAATTTAAAAAAATTCGAAAAAATAACCGATGTGTGGATAAATCAACTATCATCAAGATATTTTACAGATGGGCAACAAAAATATTTTGATGATTTAATTTATGAAGATATTATAAAAACTCCTTCAAAATTAAGTGCGTTGTTTATTTTATCAAATTTCGGAAATGCATTAGGTGTGTTTAATAGATTTCCATGTGGGTTAAATGATTTGGTGTTTACAACACCTGCAGCAATAGAAATTCCAAAATATTTGGCATTATATATTGGTGCATTAGTTGATGCTTCTATGAGTGGTTGGGGCAACGAAATTGTCGAATATTTTACTGGTGGAACTGGTAAATATTTCTATGATAGAAGTGTGCTCATTCTTTGTGATTATTCAGATGTAAACAAATATCTATCAAACAAAGATAAGCAAAAATTTCGTGACGAATTCCTTGACTATTTTAGTAATGGTAGTAGTAATGGGGCATATTATGACACACTAATACGCTTTCAACAACTATACTATGCAGTTACTGGAAATACCGAAACAAATAAATATAAGGTATATAAAAGTTATTTAGACCCGGAAAGTGATGTTGACGTTGATACAAGATATTATCCATTATTGCTAAAATCACTTATTGAAAGAGTTAATTTAATTGTTTTCAGTCAGAATACATTTAAAATGTCTAACGATTATCCCGACACATATCAATCAATTAAATCAATGAATGATGACGACACCGATATGGGTAAAGCTAAACAGCGTATCAATGAAGAATATTTTACAAAATTCTTAAATGAATTGTATAATCAAATTGAGAATAAAAGAGCCGATGCAATAAAAAAAGAAAATGAAGATAATAAGAAAAAAAATGATGAGGATGTTATTACGCAAACATACTATTCATTTAAAAACATTAATGACAAATGGCTAACAGGTCCTACAAACACAAAAACTTGGGGATATCCATTTAATAGGGAAAATAAAAAATTAATCGATTCATTTGTTTTTGTTGATAGAGCAATGAATCCTGCGGGTGATACTATGCTTAATGCCGAAATATTAATAGATTTATTTGACGACCCAAATGTTAGTGTATTCAGTGTATTGTCACAATTATTATCATTAAATGGATTCGAATTCTTTCCACTTCAAAATTTTATGATTGGTGATGGTTCATGGGAAGAATGTTTTGAAATTGATACAAGCGGTAGTATTGATGATAGACCAGCATTTGTGTGCATGTATATTGGCGGTACTTCAAGCTATCCCACATCAGTACAAAATGGATTTGTGAACGATGGTATTGAAGATTTGAGTAATGTGGATGTGAAGGATTTTTCAACAGAAGAATGCCCCCCATACCCAAAAAATGATAATCAATTATCTGAAAATGCCGACTTTCCTTATCATACGGTTCGTGCATTTAGAGTCAGATTTGGAGAACAAAATCAATCAATGTTTACTAACATTAAAATTGATAGTAAAGAATATCCAGAAACAAATGAATCTATACAAATCCTTTCAAGATTAGCTGGCGACAATAAAGAACATGCAATACCGAAAGGACAAAACTTGTATAATTTATATGAAAACAGGTCATATAAAGCAACAGTAACGGGGTTGGGTAATATGATGATACAGCCAACACAATATTTTCAATTAGAAAACATACCATTATTCAATGGTGCATATATCATATTGAGTGTCGAGCATGATATTTCTGCAAATAAAATGACAACATCGTTTTCAGGCACAAAAATTTTAAAATATCCCATCCCAAGAGTTACACAACCATTGGCATTTATGGGTTATGATGGTGGCGAATCAAGAACAACCAACATACAAGAAATGTCAGGTGGTCAACTTGTTGCTGCAGCAAGTGTTGTTGATAATGAACAAAAAGCACAATTTAATTCAATGTATAATTTTAAAATCCAATAACAATGGCATATAAACAATTAACTGAAAAAGGCAAAAGTTTTGTTAGAAATTATTGTGCAAACAGTAAAAAATCATTACTTTCAGGTAAAAGTGCGCAAAAATATAACGATGTCACTTCAAAATATTATAATCCAGATGGTGTGCTACCATTTTGTGACCCACCAACATCACCAAGTAAAATTTGGACTGCCAACATAAGAAATTCTTCAGGTAATTTAATATCAACAAATCAAGAATTTGGTGAACTACTAATATTGTGGTATGATAAATATGGTAAAATATACGAAATGGATGCAAATGTTTTATTGGCACAAGCATTTCAAGAATCGGGATATTTTGCATGGAACTATCCATTAACCAGCACAGCATCCGGTCTTTGCCAATTTGTGAGTGAAGCGGTTTTTGATATAATAATAACAAATAAACATTCAAATATAACTCCACTGTTTACATCATCTGAAATAGATAAAATCACATTAAATGTTATTGGCAATAAATTTAATTTTGATACATATAACGTTGGTAATATACGGGGTAAGAAAAATAGACCGATAATGCATCAAAATATTATTGACAATACTGAAATAATGATTAAAGCACAGTTTAGATACATGAAATATATCGCCACCAAATGTGATGGATTGGCAAGTAGTACATTATTCGGATATAGTAGAGGACCGGCACTCGTTAATCCATCATATGTTGTTTCAATGGATAATGCAGCAAAAAAGCCAGATGTGGGTGGAAAACCATACGAAGATGAAGGAATTGATTATGTATATAGAATATTTAAAAATCTATATACTAATTTTGGTTATGGATTTTTGGAAATGGGAACAACTCCAGACCCTAAATTTGATAAGTTTAATACAACACTCGGTTAAAGAAGTTCTTTTTTCAATTCATACAGGCTAATAATGTCATCATCAGCTTTTTGTCGATTATACACCATTTCCTTAATTTTCTGAATAGCTTTTGTGATGTTATCTTTTGCCATATCTTTATTCAGACCTTCTAATATTAACAAAGTATCATTTTTGAAGGTTTCAAGTAAGTCTTCTTTTTCCTTATCAGTTGAACTTATTAATTTTTGAAGCAAATTTCTGTCGTCTTCATTTAATGATTCATATTTTTCATTGAATTTATCAACAGCAATTTCAATAATTTCTTCATTTATAGTGTTCAGGTCAATATCTTCATTAATGACATTTCTTGATGACTTCACATGATTTAAGACAATAGTGAATGATTCGTGAATTGCATCGACATCAACATTACTATAATCAGTTAACGATTCAGTAATTAATTTATCAATTGCCGAATATAATTCAACTCTTTTATCATCAATTGATAATTGTGTTTCAGAAATAAATGGTAATAACTTTTCACGTTCTCTGTCAATTTCCTGAATAGTATATACTTCAAATAATTTAATGTTGCTATCAATATATCGAGTAGCAGCCAAATCATCTCCAATGTGTTTATTTTCAAGATTGTTAAAAACATTGAATTCGAGTTGCAATATTGGTGAATTTTTTACGACATTGAAAAAATCCAGCGTTGCTTTCTTTGATTCCTCAATTAAAGTGTTAGTAAAATAAGAATCCTTTAACTTGTTTGAAATCATCAAATTAACTATTCCTATATTAATGTTCTTCATATGGCTTGACTCAATTTAATATAAATACTCTAAATAATTATAAACGTTCTTGTTAATCATATCCCCAAATCGAGATTTATTTCTCTTCTAAATCAAGATTTTCGATTTCTTCAAAATCAACATCTTCACCGCCATCAATCGCACCATGCTGTGTATTAATACTTTCACCTGCATTAAGTAAAGTGTTGATTTCATTGACCATCTCTAACGCTTTCTTATTCTGATTCTCAACGATTGCGTTATTCTCATTAATTACTTTTTTATGTTTTACTGATTTCTTGCGTTCCGGTTCTGATGTTTCAGCACCAACCAACTTTTCAACAAGTCTATTGAATTCATCAGTACTCATTTTTCCCTTACCTTCAGCTAAAGGCGGTGCTCCCCCAGCAGGTGGTGCTGCTGCTTCAGGTGGCATACCACCACCCATTTCAGGTGCTCCACCAGCAGGTGCTCCACCACCCATTTCAGGTGCTCCACCAGCAGGTGCTCCACCACCGACAGGTGGCATTTCACCGCCCGGAGTAGTAGAACCAGTTTCACCGCCAATTGGCATTCCTTCAACTGGTTCACCATATCTTGCATCAATATCTGCAAACAAACCAGTTTTCTTAATGTTAACTGGAGAATCTTGAAGTTCTTGCATAATAACTTTCTCCATTTTCTGCTGCTTCAAGTCATCAATAATTTCCTTATCACTCATATTCCACAATTTTCTCTTAGCATTAGTATGTGACATTGCAGCAATACCACCTTCACCACGAGTTAATTCAGTATATGTTTGTGCTTTATCACGCATCAATTCAGATTTCATTTGTTCTGCCTGAAGTGAAGGATTGGTAAGAGTTATTTGGAAATTATTTAAATCATCACCAGTATAACCCAATAAATATAAATGTATCATCGCCATTTTATTGAGTTCCTGAACTATTGCCTGTTGAATACGGTTTACTTTCTTTGCAAAACGGATGTCGTATTGAGCCATATTTTTTCCAGCACCCGCAGCATCTTGGAATGATAAGAATGGCTTTGGTATTCCAAGACCAGTAAATAAATTATCACGAAGGTATTCGATGTCGTGTATTTGGTCAAGGTTTGAAGCACCGGGAAGTGTTTCAATTCCTGTTTGAGTATTTGCATTTCTTACAGGTAAAAAATAATCTTCATCATTACCCATAATATTGAAACGATAATCAATTTGTCCGTCATTTGATGATACCTGTGCAACCTTTTTAAATTTAGTAGCAACTTTATAAATATAATCTTCAATATCGTCTTCATCGATATTTCCAACATCAATTTTGAAAACTTTTTTCTCACCAGCACGAATGATACGGTATGTTAACATAGCATCTTCTGCCATTATAAGTTGACGAAAAACTCTACGTACTTTATTAAGTACTGATGAACCATATGGTAAATATTTATCATCACCAAGAAGTCTGAAGTGCGCAATTTCAAATACATTGAATTCATCTCCTGTCATTCTTTCTCTAAATCTAACAGTTGGTTTACCATTTTGTATTCTTTCAAAACGTTCAATTTCATAATTAACCAATTGTTTTACATGTGTGATACCCTTTTTACGTTCACCATATAATAAAACAAAATTATCGCCATATTTTACAGTGTTTCTTACCCAGAATGGTAAGTTTACGTTAACATTAACTGTATCATAAAAGAATTCTTCCAACATGGTTCTAATTCTTTCCTTGTTAGAATAAATGTTTAACATTTTTCCATTAAAACCTATTGTTGTAGCTTCTTCCATAAACAAATCCAATGCGCTTGAAATTATTGGATAGTATTCCATACCCTCATAATCAATATATGCGGGAAGTCTGGCTGCTTCATATTGTAATGCTTTTTGAAAACCTCTATCAGTGGTTCTGAAAAATTTATTTTGAAGGTCTTTTTTCTGTTGTAGTTCCAACCCCTTCCTCATTACTTCTTCAGGACTACTACCTTTAATAATAACCTTTGGCGGTTGTTTTACTGGTGTGCTTTGTGAGATTGCAGGTTGTGCATCTTGAAAACCAAAACCATCCAGATTCAACATTTTATTAAGCTGTTGATATATAGTACCCTTTTTCTGTTCTTCAGCCATTTTTTATAAATTTTTATATTTTTTTATAAATACTGTGGTTTTTCGAAAAAGTCACGAAAAACTTGTTTAAATATAAATACAATTTAATTTTTCTTTTTCTTATCCAATCCATTAAATAACCAAGAATGTGCAATGTATGGATTCATTGGTGAAGTACTGTTCGGTGAAATCATTGGTTTATTCTTAAAATCTTTCTTCTTCTCGATTTCCTTAATATCATTTACAGTAACTATTGCATTAAGCATTTTTTCTGTCATACTTTTGCTTTGCTTATATCTTGCCATATCGAAATTTAGCACATACAAGCCAATAGATAATCCCATAATTGAATCGTCATGAAACGAACGCTTGTGGTCAGCAACACGGTTTCCGGGAACAGTAACGAAAGTTTTTAATTCATTTAATAATCTCACTGACCTAATTATCACATCTTCAAGGTGAATAGCACGTTGCATTTCAAGTAATACTGAAGCACGGTTATTGCCAATGAAGAATCCGGGAATTAAATCAACAGTTACTACGCTACCATCACCCAATGTCTTTTGTCCCTTTTTGATATATCCCTGCAACCTGTCTCTTGAAGGTTTGTGTGTAACTTCAGCATAATGAATGCTTTCATCGGGATAGCCAAATTCAATCAATTTTTCAACTGTTTGTACACCATAACCACCAGTTATATCAATAACAC